GGCTGCAACCGAATCAGGCGGATTTTTTATCCCTGCACAGGGCACTCGCTGATTGACAGTATCCGAGCCGCACCAACAACATATTTCATTGCACTTTCAAATGCACCCTTGAAGTTTTCCGCCTGTATGCGGCAGGAAAATTTCTGACCCTCAAATATGTATCTGAGTATATACCATCTCATTCTGCATCTGCCTCCTTCTGAATTTTTGTCCCCTGTTCCATCGCTCTGATGAGCCTTGCGATAGTGTCGGCAAGGGCATCAGCAGAAGGCTCCTGCTTGATGTTTACGGGTCTTGTGTTTGCTGTCTGCTTAGTCATATTATCACCTTATAGCCTTTCTTTGTCTTAGCGAAGATGTTGACCTGACATTCGCCGTCAGTATCTTCTGCACGCTCCTTTGCCGCAGCTCTGGCTTCGTCAAACGTATCATACGTTCCGATGATGTCTTCAAAGCCGTCAAATGTGTCGATTACTTTGTACATCTTTTTTACCTCCTTGACAACCCACCTCTTACGCTGTATAATGATGACAATTTACAGTGAAGGGGGGGGATATAAATGAGTTTCTGTCCTTTTATGAGTAATGGTAAGGACATAAAAAATTGGTGTGGCTGTATAACCTCTTGTGAGCTTCGTATTAACAATAGTTGCGCATTGAAGATATTGGCTCAAAAGGCGTTATTTGATGCCAAGCATCAAAAGTCACAGATTGAAGAGAGCAAGCAGAGCGTTGCAGATGGCACTCGTTAATTTGTCGAGTTCATCAGCGGTATGCTGCTTCTTCGCCTCCTCTGAGAGCATTTGTATATGTTCCCAGAGGAGATTTTTTGCTTCTGTGGCTGTAAAATTATATTTGCTTTCCATTTCTCTCACCTCCTTATTACCTGCCCTAATAATCACCTCGCTGCTTATCTTTCAATCATAGGAACGATTCCGTTTGATTTCAGAAGGTCGTAAATAAACAGTCTGCCTTTCTGTGTCCAGTAGGTATGAACCTTAGTGTGGACCCTGCCGTCATTTCCATTGAAGGACTGCGTTTTAGTATTGGTATAACCTTTCTCGGCATGCTTTGAATACAGCAGCCATATATCGCCCTGTTTAAACTGGACTTTATTGTCATGAAGATAATTGTTCAGCCATTTTGCCGATTTCCCGTAGTCCTTTGCGATTTCCGTTATAGAAAGAAGGTCTTTGCAGTTAAGTACCACATCATAATAGCTTGCTTTTGGCTGAAGCTCGGCTATCTGTTGGGTCTGAACTGCAACAGTGGTTTCAAGCTTCTTATTTGCGTTCTTGATCTCATCAAGCTTTTGGTTAGCCAGCTGTAAAGCCCTTGCCATTACTGCTTCGGGCGTATTCCATTTGTTTTCCACATCAATGAAGTACTGTCTGAACTGCTTGCCCTTTTCGGAACGCTGTATCATACAGATTTCTTTTGCCATATCTATGGAGAGCTGGTGATCGGTGCTTGGTCTGCCGCCTGTACTTTCGCCCAAAATTGAGCAAAAGTCCTCGCCCTCATTGAAACCGTATTCACACATTCTCGGAAACCAATCTTTGTATGCTGTTTTGATTTCCAGCGCTTTGTGCAGCTCCCTGCCGCTTACCGTAGGCTGTTCGCTTTCGGTATAATTCACTTTGATAAGTTCGTTCATTCTTTCACCACCCTTGAATGTTGTTTTTCAGCCTCAATTAAATCATCAGCCATTTTGATTAAGAGCTTCATCTCGTTGGCGGAGAGCAGCGAGGAAATAAGAACCTTAGCCTGCAAGAGGCTGTCAGCGGCATCTTTGTAGTCACCGAGGCTTATCATGCGTTCGGCAATAAGGATATCCACAATCGCCGTTGCAGCTTTTCCTGAGGCTGCTTTCATATGCGATGTTCCTTCTTCTCTCTTGCAGCTTGCTTCAAAGTCAAGATAATCAAAGATTTTCTTTAATTCCTCACCTTTGGGCGTGCTTTTGTGTCCCTCAAGGAACGCCAATGATTTCTTTAAAATGACTTTTGCCTCTTCGGCATCATCGGTTACACCCGATATCATTCCAAGAATTGCTTTGATTGCTAAGAATTCATGTTTGATTTCCTTTCATCACCAATGCTTTGCGATTGTGCCATCAACTAAACATTTATAGCTTTGTGCCGCCTTTGGATTTATAACCCTATCATATCGTTTAATGATACAGCCCCTGTAAACGTGCCCCAAGATTTCATCAAACAATACACCTGTCCATTCAAATGGTAAATCATCTAACCAATCAACATTTTGATGATATGCCGCCCATTCATTGCATGGGGAAAGTGTTGAAAATTTAAGGTGCATATTTTTTTGATGTGTGTCGATGAAACGGTCAAAATCTTCCCTGCCGCTAAAACGGTTTTTATAAATCAATACCGATAGCGTAATATCAGACTTGAACCATTTTTGTTTTGGCAGTTCGTGCTGACCATAGTACGATATGTTGAAACAATCAACAATGCCGTCTAACCTACGAATCACATCCGGACGCTGGTAATTGGTTGTTAATATACATTTGAATCCGTTGGATTTAACGCATTCAGCTATTTGCACTATTTTGGAATGCAACGTAGGCTCGCCGCCGACCAGAAGAATATCCCTTATTCCTTTTGCTTTTGCAAACGCTAAGGCATTTGTTACGCTTTCAACGCTAATTTCTTCATCGTTTTTTTCGTGTAAATCGACACAGAACGGACAATTCAACTGACATTTATGAGTTGTAACTATGGACATATAGTCAGTTGTTTTAGTTGTAATATTAAAAATCTTTCTCATCTCCTTTTACTTACGTGTTTGTACAAAGTTGACAAATGTTTTCCCTATATTTTGTAATTGATATATAATGTTTACCTTGAATTTAATCACTATATGTGATATAATTGTATTGAAAATAAATACGAAAGGAGGGATAATTGCTATGGATATTAAAGAAATTGCATTTCAGTTTACAGTCAAGGCTTTAGAAAAGGGCTATATCTACGATAGTGGTACTCCTGAAAAGAATGCTGAGAATATTTCCAAGTTTTACCTTAATACTTACAACGCAATTAAGGTTACTGATGAAGATGCTGATAAGAACAGCACTTGGATGCAGAAGTAAGCTTTACGTAAGCTTCTGCAAGTTCAGCCATTGTGTGGCCTAGCTCGGCGCACATATTGCCGTGCTTTTCTGTCTGCTCCTCTACCGCTTTCATCTGGTTGAGGAGCAGTTTCTTTACCTTTTTTGTCTGCTTCTTGGACATTTTTCTCACTTCCTTTCCTTAGTACCGATAACCATCTCAGCAATGGAATCGGGGTTGATTTCCAGCGCCTTACACAGGGCAATAAACTCATCTCCCGTGATTTTTCTCTTTCCGTTAAGTGCGGAGCAGAGCTTGTTCTTTGTCATGTTGACATTTGGATTGATGCTGTTTACCCGTGTAATGACCCATGTCTGGGTGCGCCCGCTGTCTGCTATCACACTTTTTAGCGCTTCATTTACACTCAATATAGTCACCTCCTGTTAAAATCAAGAAATTCTTGATTGATTATATTATATATCAGAAAAACTTAATTGTCAATACCTTTTTCAAGAAAATCTTGATTTTTTTCTTGACAATGAGTATCAACTGTGCTATTATAAGGATAAAGGATGTGATCTCATGAGTTTAGGCGAGCGTATAAGAAACGCAAGAGATGCCAAAGGTCTAAAACAAGCAGAGCTGGCTAAAATGATAGATGTAAAATCAGCAGCAGTTATAAGCAACTGGGAAAAGGATGTTAATAAGCCTGATGCTGATAAGATAATAAGGTTATGTGAAGTACTGGGTATTTCAGCTTCATATTTACTTGATTATTATGGAAACACAATGAATGTTTCGCTTAATGAGCAGGAATACATAAAAAAATACCGCACTCTTGATGAATACGGCAAGGAGCTGGTAACAGCTGTTATTGATATAGAGTATAAGCGTTGCACATACAAGCCTGAGCCTAACAGAGACGATCTCATTGAGATAAGCATAAATTATGCTCCCGTTTCCGCAGGTCTCGGCGATGAGCTGGAAGACTACGAACATTGGGAAAAGGTAAGCGTACCTCTCACCCCGGAGAGCCGTAAGGCAGATTTTATTCTACGTGTTGACGGTGACAGTATGGAACCTAAGTTCAGCGATGGAGATTATGTTTTAGTACGTAAACAGCCTGCAGTGGATATTGGACAAATTGGTATTTTCGATGTTGACGGCAAGGGTTATGTCAAGAAATACGGCGGAGATAAGCTTATATCTTTAAATCCTAAGTATAAGGATATTTCGACCACAGATGACAGCCGCTGCTTTGGCCTGGTGCTCGGTACAACGGATATTATTGAAGAATAAGTTTACTACAAAAAAAGGACGTGACAAATTGCCAAGATGTAAAAAATGTGGGAAATGGGGATTGTTTCTTAAATTGGACAAAAATGGTCTATGCGACAAATGTGCTTTGGAACCTTGCTATGATTTAAATAGCATACAGGGGATAAAAAGTATCCCTGTTAAGTCATTTAAATATGATCCGAAGGACGGTAAAAGTTACGCTTATTACAATATCGAATATGTATTGCAGCGAAAAGCGACAGAGCATAAGAAAAATGGTCGTTTAGATTTGGCAATAGAGTGCCTTAGAAAATCAAATGAAATAATGCCTCTTTCGGATATGACATACCCGATTGATGATTATCTGAGACTTGCAAAGTATCTTCGGTTAGATAAGCAGTTTGATGAAGCTCACAAAGTTGAAGAGATGTATTCAAATGGAAATTCTGCTGCAGAAAAAATATTGGATATAAATAGCATCAACTTAAAGCAAACTGACCTGGCAGGGGAAATGAATACGGATTTGGTGGACGTTGTATGTAATTGCTACCATTGTGCAGAGTGCTCTGCATATGGAAATAGAGTGTATTCCATTTCGGGCAAAGATAAGCGATTTCCAAAGTTGCCCGATTATGTCAAAAATAATGCAGGGCATTGTTCTATGATTATTTACCCATTTATATATGGAATTCATTATTTAACAGACCCATATACTAACAAGTCTATATCAGGCACTGACGTAATTGAATATAGCAATCGACCATTTACTGATAGCAGACCACAACAATGGATAGATGGATATAACCATTTATTAGAATTAAAGCACAAAAGAGAAGTTGATGAACTTAACAGTAAATATGCGCAGCAAGAATATGAGCAAATAGTGATAAAGCTGCCTGATATTGCGCCTAAAAGCCAAGGCGGCTATTTAAGAATGAAGAAGTCAGGGAGTGATAATTATAAGAAATTAAAATATGCGGCCGAAACAGCAGGTATTGTTATAAAGGATATTATTGAGCCCTAAAAGCGTATAACTAAAGTAATACATAAACAATAATAAAAAAATCCCCGCCCGGCGCTGGAACACCGAACGGGGAAGAAGCTGTGATACAATCACAACCTTAGACAAGTTTATTGT